CAGTGGAGCGCGAGAAAAGCACAGCTACTGGCCAAGCAGTACAAGAGTAAGGGTGGCGGTTACCGTGACTAAAAAGTCGCAGCAGTCATTGAAGGACTGGACCGCCCAGAAGTGGAGGACGAAAAGTGGTAAACGATCTTCTGACACGGGTGAGAGGTATCTTCCAGAGGCTGCGATCAAAAGTCTTTCCTCCCAAGAATACGCCGCCACAACCCGAGCAAAACGAGCAGGCAAAGCCTCCGGCAAGCAGTTCGTGAAGCAGCCCAAGGGCATCGCCAAGAAAACCGCGAGGTTTAGATGACCACCACTGGTACCACCCTTTTCAACCTCGATGTCAACGACCTCATCGAAGAGGCGTTTGAGCGTTGCGGGCAGGAACTGCGCACGGGCTATAACTTCCGTACGGCGCGGCGCAGCCTCAACCTGCTGACTATCGAGTGGGCCAATCGGGGTATCAATCTGTGGACGATTGAGGAAGGGCAGATTCCTCTGTACCCCAATCAGGTCATCTACGCGCTGCCCAACGACACGATTGATCTGTTGGATCAGGTCACGCGCACGAACGCGGGCGCTGGTACCACGCAGATCGACATCAACATCAACCGGATCAGCGAGTCCACGTACTCCACGATCCCCAACAAGTACGCCCAGGGGCGCCCCATTCAGGTCTGGATCAATCGCCAGACCGGCGAAGATAACGCGACCACCGCGCAAGTGGCCACGCAAAACGTGCAGCCCACGGATACCACGATCTATCTGAATGACGTGACCCAGTTGGCCGCAGCGGGCTTCATCAAACTTGGCAGCGAACTGATCAGCTACAGCACATTGGTGCAGCCGAGCCCCAGTTCTACCGCCGGGTACCTGAGCTACTGCGGGCGTGGTCAACAGAACACGATTGCCGCAACGCACAACATCGGGGCCGCTGTTTCTGTATCGCGGCCTCCGTCAGTCAACATTTGGCCAGTGCCGAACCAAGGGTCTGTTGGTGATCCGTACTACATGTTCGTGTACTGGCGCATGCGGCGCATTCAGGACACCGGCACCGGTGTCAGGACGCAAGACATTCCGTTCCGCCTGTTGGAGTGCATGGTGGCAGGTCTTGCGTACAAGATGTCCATGAAGCTGCCAGACATGGACCCCAATCGAATTGCAGCATTGAAGGCTGAGTACGAACAACAGTGGCAGTTGGCCGCTGAAGAAGACCGCGACAAGGCCAGCGACCGGTTCGTTCCCCGCTCCCTGTACTATTCCTGATCATGGCCGGGCCTAAATACGCATCAGCCAAGTACACGATTGCGGAGTGTGATCGCTGCGCTCAGCGGTTCATGCTTAAGCAACTGAAGAAGCTGACCATCAAGACCAAGATGGTCAGTATCAAGGTTTGCCCGGAATGCTGGGAACCCGATCAGCCTCAGTTGCAACTTGGCATGTACCCGGTGTACGACCCGCAGGCTGTACGTGAGCCGCGCCCGGACGTGAGCTACTACCTGTCAGGTTTGAACGGTTTGCAGACGGTTGATACCGTGGGTATTGCCCAGAATCAAACGGGTACTCCCGAAGGCGGTAGTCGAGTCATTCAGTGGGGCTGGAATCCAGTGGGTGGGGCACGGGGCTTTGATACGGCGCTGACCCCAAATAACTTGGTTTTGCAAGCCCAAATTGGTACAGTAACGGTAACCACGACGTAAGGAGTCGGAAATGGACAAGAAAGATTTGGCGCAAGACAAAAAGATGGTCGCAGGCGCCGTGCACAAGCATGAGAAGGCCAAGCATAAAGGCCAGCCTCTGACGAAGCTGGCCAAGGGTGGCAAAACCAATGCCCAGATGAAGGCAATGGGTCGCAATCTGGCCAAGGTCGCCAACCAGAAGAAGTCGTCCTTCACCTACAAGAAGGGGGCCTGATCATGGCCAAGTTCAGCAAGAAGGTGGGCGGCAAAGAGGTCGGCCAAGCCGACGTCTACGCTCAGCCGCACACGATGCACGGCAAGGCGCTTACGGAAGCCGAACTGGCCAACGGGTACCGCAAGGAACCCACCGCTGCCAACTCTGTTCGGATGTCAGTGGGCAACATCAACCGCGACGGGTATGACCCCGCTCCCAAGACCACGGGTATCAAAATCCGTGGAACTGGCTGCGCTACCAAAGGCACGATGGCTCGTGGTCCGATGGCCTGAACATGAACTACCAAGAGTTGTTCGACGCGCTCCAGTCGTATTCGGAAAATAATTTTCCGGCCTTTGACCTGTCTGACGGGTCACAGGACACCACGACTGAACAGATCAACCGGTTCATCCGGCAGGCTGAGCAGCGCATCTACAACACGGTTCAGTTCCCTTCCCTGCGCAAGAACGTCACTGGCAGCGCCACGAGCGGTAACAAGTACCTCGCGTGCCCCGGTGACTTCCTCGCGGTGTACTCGATGGCGGTCATCACGGATGTAACCAGCGGCAACTTGAACAGTGGCACTTACGAGTACCTGCTGAACAAGGACGTCAACTACATCCGGCAGGCATACCCGACGCCCAACGACACGGGCGTCCCCAAGTATTACGCCTTGTTCGGGCGCCAGTTGAACGACGCCAACGAGTTGTCGTTCATTCTTGGCCCCACACCCAACGCCAACTACGACGTTGAGTTGCACTACTTCTACTACCCCGAGTCAATCGTGACCGCCGGTACTTCTTGGCTTGGCGACAACTTTGACACGGTGCTGTTGTACGGGGCGCTTGTTGAGGCGTACACGTACATGAAGGGTGAGCAAGACGTGATGGCGTTTTATGAAGCCCGGTACAAGGAAGCATTGGCTATGGCCAAGCGTCTGGGTGACGGTATGGAGCGCCAAGACGCCTACCGGTCGGGTCAGTATCGTCAGCAGGTGACCTAATATGGCTATTGCTCAGACCGCTACCACCAGTTTCAAAGTTGAACTGCTTCAGGCAGTCCACAACTTTGGCCCCACGTCGCCCGATACTTTCAAGATCGCGCTGTATACGGGTGCGGCGAACATCGGCCCGTCCACCACTGTGTACACGACGTCCAACGAAGTTGTGGGCACTGGGTATACCGCCGGGGGAGAGACGTTGGTTATCTCCACGTCTCCGACATCTGGCCTCAACAACAGCAGCGTGCCCACGGCGTTTATTTCGTTTAACAACGTGTCGTGGCCGAATTCAACGTTTATTGCGCGTGGCGCGTTGATCTACAACGTCTCCAAAGGCAACAAGTCAGTCGCGGTGTTGGATTTTGGTAGTGACAAGACGACCAATAACGACACTTTTGAAGTCATCTTCCCCACACCCGATGCGAACAACGCCATCGTCCGTATCTCGTAAGGAGCAGCAATGAGCAACGAAATCAGCAAGGCGGCGGACATCGTGACTGCCAGTGTTCAAGGCAATCGCGGTAGCACCGAGCGTGTGGCCGCAGGCGGCGTGTTTACGTTTGTCTGCACCGGCCCGGATGGTCAGGTCAAGTGGACCGACACGTTCCACAACCTTGTGGTCAACGAAGGTCTTCAGGACATGAACGAGAAATACTTCAAGTCCGTGGGCTACACCGCTGCGTTCTTCCTTGGTCTGGTGACCGGCCCCGGCTCGGGCAACACCTACGCTGCCACGGATACGCTTGCGACCAACCCTGGTTGGAACGAAAACACCAACTACTCTGGCACCCGCAAAGCCGTGACCTTTGGTTCTGCCACGCTGGCCGATCCTTCGGTGATCAGCAACTCGGCCTCGCCTGCATCGTTCAGCATCACCTCCAACGCTCAGGTGATCGCAGGCGCTCTGCTTTGCACGGTTGCATCTGGCACCTCCGGCATCCTGTTCTCGGTGGGTAACTTCACCGGCGGTGACAAGACGGTGGACAGCGGCGATACGCTCAGTGTGACGTACTCCTTCTCGCTCGACGCGGCGTAAGGGCATGCGGTGTTTGGGGATGTTACTTTTGCCCAAGCCCCGTTTGCCGCGCTAGGCGGCAATTCGTTTAGCGTCGCCGTTTCTGAATCGTCCCAAGTAACTGCGACTCAGAATGCAGAAGTTTCGTTTGGTGGCGTGAGAGATGAGGCGGCGACTGGCACGGATACGGTGTCAGTGATCGCTGCGCTGACGGCCCTGGCTTCAGAGACCGCAACTGGGCAAGACGCGCCGTCTGCGGCTGCGGCCATGCTTGCGCAACTGGCCGAGCAAGCTGCTGCGGCTGACGCCGCTACAGCGACCGCAGCACTTCTTGGGGCAATCAGCGAGTCCGCAGTCGCGGCGGATTCAGCCACTAGCCTCAAGATCATATTCGCTGCGATTAGCGAATTGGCAACCGCGCTTGATGCGCCTGATGGGGCACGCATCCTTGCCGTAGCGGTATCCGAAGCTGCTACAGGAGCGGATTCTCAGAGCACATCCGTTGTGTTTACGGGGACCGTGGCAGAACTCGCCACGGCTACAGCCGCTGTGTCCGCCGTTGCCACCATCCGCGCCAACGTCACTGGTGTTCAGTTGTACGTCCGTATAGGAAACGCCCTTGTGTGGGGCAGCATTGATGACACCCAGACGGCTAATTGGCAGAATATCAACGACGCCCAGACGCCCGGCTGGACTGAAATCCCATCGTAAGGATTTGACATGGCTCTCGTTCTAAGAGATCGGGTTAAAGAAACAACCGCCACAACGGGCACGGGCACGCTTACCCTGGCCGGTGCTGCCCTTGGCTTCCAGTCTTTTGCTGCGATTGGCAACGGGAACACGACCTACTACGCTATCTCTGATCCCGCCACGGGCGACTGGGAAGTTGGCGTTGGCACGTACACGTCGTCCGGCACCACGCTGTCCCGCGATACGGTCCTGTCTTCTAGCAACTCGGGCAGTCTGGTTCCGTTTGCTGTCGGCACCAAGGATGTGTTCGTCACCTACCCGTCCTCGCGGTCGGTGTATCAAAACGCGAATGGCACCTTCACGGTCCAGAACGAGTTCAGCACAGCCAACATCACGACCGCCAACATCACGACGGCGAACATTACGGCAGGCACGGTTTCGACTACGCCAACCAGTAACAACGACATCGTCAACAAAGCGTATGCCGACTCGATTGCGTCGGGCATCAACTTCCATGAGTCCTGCTCTTACGCTACGACCACCGCACTGCCGAGCGTCAATTACGCCAACGGCACTGGAGGTGTTGGAGCCACGCTGACGGCCACGGCAAACGGTGCTCTGGTTGTCGATGGGTACACGTTTGTTTCCCCCGGCGATATAGGTAAGCGCGTTCTGGTCAAGAACCAAGCAAACGGCGCACAGAACGGCGTTTACACGGTCACGCAGGTTGGCAATACATCACCCGGCGCTCCGTTTATTCTGACCCGTGCGACCGACTTTGATACCGCAGGTTCTGGTGTTGATCAGATTAACCAGGGCGACTTCTTCCTGATTACTTCGGGCACGGCAAACGCCAACACTTCCTGGGTACAGCAGACTCCGCTGCCGGTCACGGTTGGAACCACGGCGATTGTCTTCGCCCAGTTCGGTGCGCCGGTTCTGTACACGGCGGGAACGGGCCTTAATGAGTCCCCGTCCTATACCTTCAACATCGCCAACACGGGCGTATCGGCCAACACCTATGGCACGGCAGCAGATGTCCCAGTCTTTGCTGTAAACGCTCAGGGCCAGATCACAAGCGTCACCAACACGAGCATCGCCATCAGCGGCTCGGCGGTGACAGGCAATATCACGGGCGGGGCAGGCTTCGTCGCCAACGCTCTGACGGCAGGAACCTACCTGACCTCGGGCGGCACGTTTGATGGCTCGGCTGCCCGGACCTTTGCGGTTGATGCAACGGACGCCAACACGCCAAGCAAGGTGGTGGCGCGGGATTGAAGCGGCAACTTCTCTGCCGGGACAATCACTGCAACTCTGAGCGGATCGGCCACGAGCGCGGGGACGGCTACCAATATCGCGGGTGGCACGTCCAATCAGTTGCTGTATCAGTCCTCGGCAGGTACGACGGCTTTTGCTACGGCACCGACCACAGGCAGCACGTTCCTGTCCTGGGATGGTTCTGCGTTTACATGGACTGCTGTGAGCAGCCCTGCCAAGGCAAGCGGGGCCATCATCGTGAACAACACGACGGTCAGTGAGAACTACACCATCGCCGCAGGTACGAACGGATACTCTGTGGGGCCAATTACGGTAGGCTCCGGCTTCT